GTAATCGGTGTAGATCACAGTCCACAGGATGCGCAGAATACGCATTTTAGGATCCCCGTACAAAAGCCCCTCGTACATTCGCTTGTAGTGCTTCTCCTGGGCAACACCGTAGGTCTTGGTGAACAGACCACGCCATGCCTTGAGGTTCTTTTTTGTATCAGGCGCTATGGTGTATTTCTCGGTATTCAGAAAGAGGATGTCTTTACAGAGGGATTTATAATCCTTCTTTTCTTCGTCCTCTTCCAGTTCCCGGCGCTTATTGGAAGATCTGCGGAACATTTCGCTATCCCAGTACAGGAGTACGAGATATGCGTTAGGCTCCCGGCGCTCGATGCGCTCCCACAGAGCATTGTCTGTTTCGGCGATCCAGCGCAGACCTTGCGTGCCGCAGTCTCCAAAAAAGGCGCACAGCCGGAGTTGATTCCGCTGCACGCCTGCTTCAAACAGTCGCATATAGATTTCCGGAAATTCAAGACCTCGCTCCTTTATGTAGAGCCATACGTCTTTATCTTTCCAGTCGTATATTGGGTAAAACGCCCCACCCGGCGTAAGCTTATTCATATCGGACCGGGAAACACATTGCAACCGTGTCAACGATTCCGCAGTGCGCAGGCCGATCATCTGCACGCCATCCGAGAATGCCTTTTTGCAGAAGGTCTGGTAGTTCATTTCTCCGGGGTAGTGCAGACACGGGTGTTTCGTCACCGCAAAGGGTGGCGGCTTCCGGATCCACAGATCTTCCTTTCCGGGCTCCCATGTAATCCAGCTTTCCGAGGCGGAAAGGTGGTCCAACACAGACACCTGCTTCAACGGCAGGCACAGCCAAATGAAAGGAACGCCGATGGATACAAATTTCTTTCGCCAACGCATAGCGGCGTCGACCATAGATTTATACAGCCCTTCCTCGTCCACGAAGATAATCGTCAGCTGCTTCCGGTCGATCTCACCTGCCATGATAAGGTCATAGGTCAGGCTCGACATTGCCAAGCTATCTTTTCCGCAGGAGAACGACAGATATACCTTGCAACCGCTGGCAAACAGGTTTTTGATCCTGGTCTTTGCGGCATCGAGGACACTTATGCTGCTCTCGAATTTCCTTATAGGCATATCTGCTCACCACACTTGGGGCAGACGATCACTCGCTGTACCTGCCCTTGGCTTCCTTCGGGCTGTGGGGCTACAGGCGGCGTTGCAACCGGGGTTTCTGTCGGTGCCGAGGTAGGAACATCAGCCGGGGCGTTTCTCTGCGCCAAGCGGTTGACGTCGCTTTCCTCGTAAGATCCGTAACCGGTTACAATTTCGTCGACATCCTGTGCTGCAGCATTCATCATCGACAGCAGATCTTCATCCCATCCCGGCACATCGATGTCGCCTTCGAGATCCCGGATCAGTTCGTCAAAGGCGTCCATATCCGTGATACCGAGTTCATACACACGGTTATCTGCAAGCATGAGTTTCTTTTTCTGCTTTTCGGTCAAGCCGGTAATGATGTAGCAGTCGCAGGTTTCTTTGCCCATCTGCACCAGGGCTTGGTACAGACCGTTGCCGGCAATGATCTCGCCGTTCTCGTCTGCGATAACCGGCTTAATCTGACCGAACATTTCCAAGGAACGGATATACTCGGTGATCTGCTTGTCGGTATGCCTGCGAACATTCTTTGCGGCCGGGTGCAGCTCGGTCAGCTTCTTAACGGTGATCTGCATCATGCGCACACCGCCTTCCGCTTATCGATAACCCGCTTGATAACAGCTGCAACGAGAATGCCGGCGATCAGGTACACACGGGTTTCTGCCATAAGTGTCCATACGCCCATAACACCCAGCGGTGCAACAGCGATCCAAAATACCAACGCAAAGATGTTGATACCAAGACCGATCTTTTTGCCGAATACCGCAAACTCGGAATAGATGAACGAGGACAGAGAGGAAATAGCCAGCACAGACAGCAGAATAGCCTTGCAGACATTCAGCACCGGGGAAATGCTTGTGAAGATCAAGGAGAAGGCGAATACCAGGTATAGGCCAAAGCCAAGACCGCCAAGCACAAACGCCTTGGTGATGTTGCACTTATTTACCTTGTCGTCGTTGCCGTCATTGTAGTCGAGCAGCTTAAAGAAATAGGGATAGGTGAACGGGCCGGGCAGCAGTAAGAAGCCTTTGTAAAGACCTTGCCACAGGTTCGAGCTTTCAAGACCAAGGCTCAGTCCATTGGCGCTTCCTCCGGAAGTCAGCCAGGAAGCACCGGCCAATACAACCACCAAGATGTAGATCAGGTACATACCGCCGTTATCTGTTGCAATGTTGGCGATAATACCTCTCCGATACAGAGCGATTATGAAGCAGATCGTAACGGCGAATGTAAGGATCAATCCTCCAGCCGGACCTAAAACGGTACTTGCCCAGGCTTCATTGACAGCTGTCATGCATAGCCATATCTGGAATATGCTGAATAGCGCCAGGATCATCCGGCAAGCCTTTGTTCGCATGAGATCCCGGACAGTCGGCAGTTTCCAAATGATTAAGCCGAACACGGCACAGGCAATGGTGTTGAACAAGCACCAAATCAATGCCGGCACGATACCGATCGTCTGCGCCATGGTGGTGGAGTTCATAAGAGAACCGGCACCGGCCCACGAAGCGGCAATGCTCAACGCATAGTAGAGCGTGGGGTTTGCTTTGAATTTACTTTTGATTTTTGAAAACACTTTGGTTTTCCTCCTTTGTTATAGTTCCCGCTGCCGGCATGGCTGGCGAACCAACGCCTACCCGGGACACGATCCTGCGCAAAGGAGAAACGCAGAACCACAAACCTCCTTCCCCAAATGGTAACGGCCACCCCGGGAGGGATGGCCGTCTGGCTTGTTAAGATTTTACATGATACAGTAAAACACATATGTAGCAGGATTGCAAGTGACACGCCGTGCGGCGGCAGGACAACATTTTATTTCTCATTGACAGGCACGGATTGGAAGCCCAAATAGCGGTAGCAGGCCTTTTTCACACTGTCCTCGGTATTGCCACCACCGAGCATTCTCGCAACTTCTTTCCATTGGTAACCCCGGCAGAAGCGGAGCCGGAACACCATCTTGGTCTGAATGTCCGGGATCTCGGATATAAAGGCTTTCACCGCCACCTCGGATTGTGCCACCTGGGCTTCGGCTTCCTCTATCTCTGTTTCGAGATCCGCTATCTCTATGCCCAGGTCTCCGATCTTATCCTTTACGCCTGGCGCATGGGGCATACCGGTCAAGACCTGTCCTCCAGGATAAGCCGCATTCCATAATGATTGGAGCATTTCTTTGGCTTTTTTCAGTTCGGTTATAAGATTGAAATGCCGGTTCAGCTCGTCCAGCGTCATGCGGCTCACCCCCTTTGTTAATTATCTCTTGCGGAAACTATTTGCTTGTGGGCAGGTGCTGAAATGCGATACCCACCCAAAGCCGGAAACTGTCGATCTCGGACCGTCCAGCTCACAGCTGACAACCTCGCCGCTGACGGTTACTATTTTTTGAGATCCTTTTTGCTTTACCCAAAACGGCACTCTGCCGGGATTGCAGGGCATACTTTTTCCGGCTGCCGTCTTCACAAAGACTATCGGTGCGCCGCAACCACGGCATTTTGTTTCCTGAGCCATATTATATCACTCCTATGTATTTATTGCATCCCTCGCTGATTCAGCAAGGCGCTTGATCGCTTCTGTTGCTTGGCTTATCGATGCCCCGGCTTTGTACGACATGGTAGCCATTAAACGCATCCCTATGAGTGCAAACCAAAAGGCGGTTTTTCCAGACCTAAACTCGGCATAGGCGGTAGTATATCGCTTATTGGTTTTTACAAAATGTTCGTCAAGGAACTGCTGACTGCCTTTGTCAAGGTGGAGTTCCTGTATGATCTTCATACGGCATTTGGACTCACGATTCCTTTTCATGTGCGCCCCCTTTGGTATAGGCCTTTTTCAATCAACAGCAGGTGCTGGTTGATTTCGTATAATGTCATATCTCTGTTGAACTTCTCCGTGGCTTTGCAAGGCAGGGCTTGGAGCTTCATCAGATCTTCAAATAGGTGCGGATGGTATTTTCTCAAATGGAGCAGTTCCGGATCCTTGGCGTTTGGGCAAAACCAGCAGCCATTTCTCGGCGCAAATTCATAGATCGGAGAAAGTAAGCCGTAGGAATCGCATATCCTTGTGGCTTCTTCCTCGTCTATGCCGTATTTATCCAATAGCGACACTTTTTTTGTTCCGTCCAGCTTGGCAAGCCGCACCTGTTCATCGGATGCGTAGCCAATATACTGAACAACATCAGCGCCTTGCCACTGTTGTTTTTTATACGATTCAAGCGGTCTTGTTTTGCAATCCCGCTGCACATAGCACCTACCACACAATGGCCACGCCCATATACATCCCGCCCAATCACCGTCGCCCTCGATTTTATGTTGGAAGAGATCTACAAAAGTTCTTTTTCCGCGCACCACATCCACCTTTATACCAGCACTTTCGAGGAAAGGTATTGCGGTATCATAAATGAAATCACGGTGTTCTGGAACCTCTGCGCTGATCCATCGATTAAACATAACCTCGCAATAGTAAGCCCCATCTATAGGCTCGTTATTTTCCAAGCCCACAATGATACTTGCCAAGCTATCTTTCCCAAAGGAACAGGACGCAATATGTTTCTTCTCCTTCACGATCACCAGTCCTTATCATAGCCGTAGTAATGGCGCCGTTCTTCGTCGGTCATATCCTCAGGCTTCTTGCGCCGGAACATCATCACAATATCGTCGATAATCACGATGGGGAGCGCCACGATCATCAGCAGGAACACAAGCAGCAGTTCTATGAAGTCCAGCACCCATTTACCGATCTTGCACATTTTCTTTCGCTCCTTCCTTGTTTGGATCGTCATGCACCGAGGGCAGACCTGCCGCCCCTCCGGGATGATTGCTCCACAGCAGACACACCTTTCAGGCCCTATCCTCTGTAGCCCCCCGTTCTATGTAAATGTTTCCGTTTTCGTCATATCGAGGCACAAGCGCAACGCCGTTGCCACTATTGATTAAGAAGTAGTGAACACCTGTTTCTGAGTCAACATATTCTCTCAAAGGGCCTTTTTCGTACACGCATTCAAGTAAATTTTTCTCTTCTGCGGTACACTGATTTTCGTTGATCTTGCAGCCCATAAGACACAAAAGGCAAACGATAGCACACAGGACTGTAACCACAATCTTTTTCACAATCATTCCTCGCTTTCGTACGGCTGCTTTAGACAACGCAATTCGTACTCGACAGCCTCCTCATAATCGTCAAACCTCGTTCCGTCATTGGTCATATACTCATAGTTGCCCAAGATGGCCTTATAGTCTTTTATGACGGCATAAACACGGCTCTTAGCCAATTCCTCATCCGTCATGCTGCGGATATGGTCTGCGCAGGTCGGCGGTGCAGACAATACCGTTTCTGCGAATTTGTCACAATCGCTACCCTCGAAATATTCCGCTTGTCCGACTTGGCCGCACACCTTCCTTGTCGGACACTTTGCATATACCCTCGGATCACACCGTATCAGATTGCTCATTTCGCGTCCCCCTTTAAGAGCTGCCGCCCACATTTGGGGCAGTACTCTATATCGAAGTGGTAAAGGCCCAAATGCATACAGGCTTCCGCAAAGGAGAGTGTCGTCTGCTCAGAAATCACTTCGGCTAAGATCCTGCGCTGATCCACATCGGTGCAATATCTACAGCCGCATTCGGTCTGTTTTGCGCCCGGAAGCATTCGGGGCTCGAACCTATATTTCCTGGCATCATCGCCGATCTTTTGGTACAGCCGAGCTTCAGCCAACATTGGCGTGTCCTCGCAGATATTAAACTGGAAGCACTTTGCCACGCCGTTCCAAATGCCGTATTTCCTTCCGGGCACGCCCCGGTAGTACGCACTACGCTTCATCGTCGATCACCTCCACACCTGCTTTTTCCAACACCTCTGCTATGGTGTAGTTCTCACTGTCTCCAACAAAGTCGCCGGCCGAATCAAAATATTGGTAGACAGTGCAAGGAGTAACCTCGATGTCTGTGTATTTCTCCAGCAGCTTAGCCGTCTCACTCGCACTAAGTGAAAACCGTATTTCATCAAACTGTTGCTGTGTGATCTTACTCATTTCCTGCACCTCCTTGATCCTTGAACAGCTTTGACCTTCCATCCGCACAATCAGCCAGCTTCCATACACTGTAGAGGGCAAAGGCAAGCGGGTTTCTGATGTACCCAATGTGCTGTGCCTTTTCAAACTCCTTCTTCAACAGATCTATCGCCTTATCTACCGAAAGCACCACCTTCTTTTTGTTCTCACCGTGGGCAGCGCACCCGATCTGCATTAACGCATTCCTGGTTCTGTCGCTGACCATAGAGAAGTCGGTACCCTCGGCAGGGGCGTAGTTCTCCATATTGTCGTAGTGCCATTCCAGGCCGTTGTGGAAAAGGAACATCGTGCCACATAGGGCATATGCTGTTCTGACCTCGCCGGTTGCAACATTCTTTACTTTGTACATAATCAAGTCTCCTCCAGTATAAAAGTCGTCTGCTGTGCTAACTCAAAATTGCACCACAGAACCTCGGTTCGCTGGTCCGAATTTTGGTTATAGGCCTTTCTGGTAACCCTGTTCCATCCGGCCAGTTCCTGGTCATACATTTCGTGGGGATAACCGGAAAGGATCACCGGGCCTTTATGTTGCCGTAGGGCGTCGAGCAGATCAAGATGGTCCTGTTCTTCCATTTCAAATCGGTACTGCTTGCCACCCCGGGTATCAAGCAAATACGGTGGGTCTGCATAGATCAGCACATTTTCAAAATTGAAGCGATGAATGAGATCCAAAGCCGGGCGGTTTTCTATCTGCACGCCTTTTAAGCGCATTGCAGCTGCAGCCATTCCACTGGGTAAGCTGTTCCAACAATCCACGCAATAGCTTCGTTCTCTTGCGTATCGATCTATCTTGAACCCAGTTTTTTGATAGGTCTTAAAACCATGCCCCATCTTGGACCGGATAGCAAATCGGTATGCTCTGTCCAAAGGATCCGTGCCCCGGTTTCTATGCGCATCATCAAACACATCCCGGGCGTAGGGTGTTAGTTCGACCAGCCTTGCTAACTCCTCCGGCTGTTCCCGGAGGACGGTGAAGAAATTAACGATATCCCCGTCAATATCATTCACTGTCTCAATAGCTGATGGTGGTTTGCTGAACAGTACCGCCCCGCTACCGAAGAATGGTTCGAGGTAAGATCTGTGCCTCGGCATCATTGCAATGATCTCCTTCGCCATACCCCACTTTGCACCAGGGTAATTCAATAACGCATTCATCGTGCCCTCCTATGCATTGCCGCTACGAGCTATGTAATCATCGACCACTTTTCGCAATTCCTCTTCCGTAAGGCTAACTTCGTATTGTGCGTGATAGACCATCTTGCCGGCCTTGCCGATCATCACATGATTGTTCCTCGGGCTCTGCACGGCGGTATAGCCCCTGTGTGTAACCCTCTGCATCGGTGCCGGCTTTGCGGCCGGCTGTTCATTCTTGCGCTTCTTTTTAGACATTAGGGAAACCCTCCTTTTTTGCATTCGCCGGGGTAACAGCATTGCCATCATCCCCGATAAAGGCCCGTACTTCACCATCGACGATCAAGAAGCCGATTTGGGCCATCTT